ACTAAACTCAACACCTCTACTAACAGCACCTCTTTTATATGTAGCATATCTATGCTTAGGTTTTTTATGATAATTGTGTTTTAATTTATTAGCCTTTTGTGTTTCTCTTTTAAGTTTTATTTTACAATCAAAACATCTTATACTAAAATCACTAGCTGCTGGTTTATTACAATCCTTACACTTCTTTCTCATAATTGACAAGTTAATAACGCTGGAGACAAACTAATTAAATAAACTCTCACAAGGTTGCTTAGCCCTTGCCTGATATAGTTGTTTAAACCCAGAGGAATCAGATTGCCTACTGTATTATAAAATTATATTATTTATCCCTGCAATTGGATGAGAGTTTATAAAAAGCAGAGCATGGATCTCTCCTCTGCAAGGCACGTTCATATACTGCGTACTCAGCTCGTCACATCCTGACTAAGATTTTATAGTTTATCCTGAACTACCTATGTTTACACAAACATGGAAAGGTTAATAAATGTATGCCTCTTTCATGGTCACATACTCCCAATATATAATGTACTCTTACAAGGTTGCAATCCTTGACTTGTGCTTCCGCTAATTAATACTACTCAGAGTATCACCTGCAATTGGATAAGAGTTTAAATGATTGGTGAAAGTAGCAATGCCTTCCACCAATCAGCTAAAGGGTTACACCCTCTGTACTACTGTACAGAGAATGTATCCAAGGTGTTCTCCGAAGACCCTTGACGGTGCAAGGAGTACATTGCAAAAGCTTCACCCTTTTGATTTACTCCTTCTATCCAAGAGACACGTAGGTCCGCAGATAGTTCTTCACCGACCTTAGAGGATACATGTCCTGTGAGGTCAGTACCCTCCACGGCAAAGAATCTGTTGCCTGTGTGTGGGTTACGCATCATCTTACAAGTGTTAGCACCTTGTGAGATTAAAAAGTCTATAAGACCTTGTGTCTTGCTGAATTTTGTTGAATTTTCCATTTTGTAAAAATTTTTATTAGACATAAGGGGTGGCCCCCAACTCAAAAGATAGCCGGGGAGCAAATTTATAGGACCCCAACAGAATGCAAAACACAGAAGTAAAAAATTTGGGGGAAAAAATTTTAAAAATATGTCCAAGGGAAAGTCACCAAAAATTAGTATATTACTTGTATAAAGAAGTAAGCATGGAGGAATATGATGATGATTTATTTGATGAGATGTTAGAAGGAATTATTGAGAAGGCCTTTGAAAATTCTTATATGGTACTTACAAATAAAATTAGCTTTACTAATTTAGTGAAGAATGAGAGTGAGAACGATTCCCCTGCTTTGATGATTTATGATCCTGTAAGTGGAATTGGAAAGGATCAGCTTGAGGGTATGATTGATTATTTCCTTGGGATGGATGAGCCTGAATATTATTTGCGTTGTGAGGAGCTTAAAAAAATAATGGACGAACTCACACAAAATTAAAACCCCTGTCTTGTAATAATAAAATTTTGTTTTGTAAACTTTTTTGATTTTTAAAAAGTTTTGATTACATTTGGTACGAATTTTAAAAACCAAATATAATGAACGAGGAAAATAATGGACAATTATCCCAAGAAGAAGTAAAGGCAAGAAGAGCTGAAATTACTAAATTCTATAAAGACCAAATTCCACATCTTAAGGTGCAGGCAGAGTATGAAAGACTCATGACTGAAATTGAAGAAAACAGAGCTAAGAGAATGCAAGCTCAAGCTTTTCTAGCAAATGCTTATATGGAAATTGAGGGTGCAAAGGATGATGGTGAAGTGTCGGAAGCTAATAAGGAAGCGCAAAAAGAATTTGAAAAAATGAAAAACGAAACGCTTAATGAAGATGCTCCCAAAAGAAGATTAAAAAAAGTACTTGACAATGAATAGGTTATTGAAAAAGGGTGATAAGGGTACAGAGGTTGTACGATTACAAAAAATCCTTAACGTTATACCTGATGGTAATTTTGGTCCACAAACTGAAAAAGCTGTTATGCGGTTTCAATTAGAGAAGCAATTAAAAGTTGATGGTATTGTTGGAACTCAGACATGGCAGATGTTGTCATTGACTAAATCTAATCATGAAGCTATTGATGAGGATACTGATACAATGTCTCAGCATTTTAGAACGCAATATAATCAGCTTATCCATAAATATTATTTAGATAAAAGCGAATACCTTGCAAAGAAGGGTAAAAACGAATATTGTTTTCTACATCATACAGCAGGTTGGGAAGATCCATACAGGGTGATTGATTCTTGGAACAAAGATACCCGGGGTAGAATTGCCACGGAATTTGTTATAGGGGGTCAATCTCATAATGATAATTCATCTAAGCATGATGGGGTTGTAGTACAAGCTTTTCCTGAAAATGGTTATGGTTGGCATTTAGGTAAAACAGGATCTGGTTCTATGAATAGTCAATCTGTTGGTATAGAACTTTGTTCAGCTGGATATCTTGAAGAAGATATGGGTAATTATTACACTTATTTTGAATCATCAGTACATGAAGATCAAGTAATAAAATTAAATGATCCATTTAAGAAATATAAATATTGGCATAAGTATTCAGATAAACAAATAGATCAAGTAGAAAAATTATTGAGATATATTGCTGAAAGAGATAAAATTGATATGAGATTGGGATTACAGCAATGGATTAAAAAGCTTGGTCCTAAACGTGCATTTGAATTTCAAGAAGATGCTTATTATGGAAAAGTAAAAGGATTGCTAACACATACAAATGTAAGACGTGATAAATCAGATTGTTATCCTGATGAACGTCTTGTTGAAGTAATTTTAAAATTATAACTATGGCTGAAGTAACTAAAATATCAAAGAAAGTCAGAACTACTTTGGATCAGACTTTAAAATATCAAATACTAACTTATTGTTTTTTTAAAGATGTTCAGGTTAGTAATGCGGATTTAAATTGTTTAGTATTATTAGCTTCTTTAGGAGAACATGAATTAACTGATTTTTGTAAAATTGCCGTTGATAAAAATATATTTAAAAGTGCTCAATCCGCGCGCAATGCGGTAAATAAAGCATTTAAGAAAGATTTAATTTTTAAAAATGGAAAAATTAAAAAGAATATAATGTTATCAAAAGATATGGGAGTTGAAGCAAAAGGGTTGGTTTTATTAGATTTTAAAATTTTAGGTGAATGATTCCAAAAAATTATAAAGTTTTTAAAGATAACATTGCTGATGAAGTGGGAGTTAATCAATCAGTAGTAGATGATTTAATTTCTTTCTATTATTCTAAAATAAGAAACTCTTTATCTAACATTGATGATTTAAATATTTATATTGATAATTTGGGCACGCTCTCAATAAGAAAAGCGAGACTTGAAAAAGCAATAATTAAAAATAAAAGTTATTTGGGTAACTTGCATAATCATACATATAATGGTTATGATAAGACAATCAATACAAAAAATAAAATCAAAAAATTTGAAGAAGTTTTAAAAAAGCTAGAAGAATCAATCGCATTAAAAAAAGAATTTAAAGAAAAAAATAAAAACATGTAAGATAAGAAAATGAAAGCAATAAAAAATATATACAACAACAGAAAAGAAATTTTAGAGGGTATAAAAAATAAACTTTTTAAAAAGGAGCATGTTGAAGTTATTGCTAAACAAAGATGGGAACAGCATTGCATTAAATGTGATTCACTTGATATAGAAGGAAGTAAATGCACGGTTCCTGGCACAAAGCCTTGTTGTGGTGAATGTGGTTGTAGCATGTCTTTTAAAATAAGATCTTTATCAAGCTCATGTCCTTTAAATAAATGGGAAGCTGTTTTAACTGAAAAAGAAGAGGAAGATTTATTTATATAAAAATAAAATTATGGCATTACAATTTAAAGAAGACGGGCATATATACGAAAGTGTTGATAATGATAAAATAGACTGGGTAAGTGTTACCTCACTAATTGCAATGTTTAAACCAAAATTTAATGCAAAAGAACAAGCTGTAAAGTCATCCAAAAACAAAAAATCTAAATGGTATGGTATGACACCGAAAGAGATATTACAGGTTTGGGATAATGAATCTAATAGGGCAATTAATCTTGGTAATTATTACCATAATCAAAGAGAGAAAGATATGCTTGATTTTAAAACCATTGAACGTAATGGAATTGAAGTACCTATTGTTAAACCTATTGTAAATGAAAGTGGTGTAAAATTAGCACCTGATCAAAAGTTAACTGATGGCGTATATCCAGAACATTTGGTTTATTTAAAATCTGTTGGTATTTGCGGTCAAGCTGATGTTGTAGAAGTTGTTGATGGATGTATAAACATCAATGATTACAAAACAAATAAAGAAATTAAAACCAAAGCCTACACTAATTGGGAAGGAATTACGTCTAAAATGTACGCTCCTATAGCACACCTGGATGATTGCAATTTAAACCATTATAATTTACAGTTAAGTATTTATGCTTATATTATAAAGAAGCATAATCCTAAACTTAAAATAGGTAAATTAACAATCCAACATGTAAAGTTTGTAGAACTAGCCAAAGATAAAAATGGCTATCCTATTAATCAACACATTGACGGTGAGCCTGTTATAGACGATATTGTAATGTATGACATGCCTTACTTAAAAAATGAAGTTATAAGCATTATTAATTGGTTAAAACAAAATAAAAATACTCTTGTATGATAGTGAAATTATTTGATGTACAGAATAATAGTGTTATTGTGACTGAACATTGTTACACTTTAAATTTTTTAAAAGAAATAATGGATGAATATCCAGATACGCATATGCCAATATATACTTATTTATTTTATATGACATGTCCGGATCCTGATTTAAACCCATTCTTTAATTTACCTGAACATGAAAAAGAAGATATGATTATAGAAGAAGTAGGTTTAGAAGAGTCTCCTGAAGATCCTAAAATTAGATATGCTTTAGATATGTGCGCTAAAATGTATGAAACACCAACATCTAGGGCATATATGGGAATAAAAAAAGCTTTAGATAATATGGCCACATATATGGCTAACACACAAATCACAGATGGTAGAGATGGGAATATTAGCCAAATTAGAGCTGTAGCAAAAGATTTTGATGCAATTAGACAATCATTTAAAGGTGCCTATAAAGATCTTAAAGATGAACAAACAACATCTGTAAGAGGCGGTGGAGGGTTAGCATATGACCAATAAAAAAAATAAACTTACATTCCTTTATTGGGATGAACCAAAATGGAAAAAAGAGAAACCAATAAAACAAGATAAAAATGAAGATAGTACCACTGGGGAAAAAAGTTCTGATAAAAGATGCCCAACCGTCTCAATATTATCCAGGAACAAAGATAATAAAGACAGAAGTTGAAAAAGAATTTATAGCAGAAGTTATTGCTGTAGGTGAAGATGTTGATACTTTAAAAGTTGGAGATACGGTTAAATATCATGAACACGCAACAGGTATTAACATGAAACATGATGGTGATAACTGTATATTAGTTAACATAGATATGATATTTGCTAAAATTATAAATGAATAAAGTTATACCAACATATGATAATGGTCGATGGACTACAACCACTTTTGAAACTGATCAAGAGTGGTTGGATTTTTTATTATCATTATTTAAAGAACCTGGCCAATATGATTTTGATGAGACATCTTCAATATTTAATGAGCAAGCCGAAATATTTAATAAAAGAAATTATTATTGCAACGCACCCCTTAGATCAAAAGATTTTATTACTTATTGGGATGACCAAAAAAATAAATGCAGAAAAGGTGTAATATTTAAAAATAAAAATAAAACTTGGTATCTTACTAGGGATTATTACATGTGGTTAAATTTCCTTCCTATTTATGATAAAGAGGAAAAGTCTTATGGTTTTGCTAAAGTACGTGATGCTCAGTACCATATGGCATTATATGAACTATTAGCAGAACTTAGCAACAAACATGCGGCTATATTTAAGAAACGTCAGATAGCATCTTCTTATTTTCATATGGGTAAAATTATAAATACTTACTGGTTTGAAGAAGGTAGTGTTTGTAAAATTGGTGCATCTCTTAAAGATTATATTAATGATAAAGGTTCTTGGAAATTTTTAGATGAATATAAAGATTTTCTTAATGAACATACAGCATGGTACAGACCTAGCAATCCCGAAAAAGTTTTACTATGGCAACAGCAAATTGAAGTAAGAATAGGAAATAGAAAAACTAAAAAAGGTTTAAAATCTAAAATACAAGGTGCTTCTTTTGAAAAGAATGCAACAACTGGTGTAGGGGGGCCAACTACATACTTCTTCCATGAAGAAGCGGGTATTGCACCAAAGATGATGCAGACATATGAATACTTACGTCCTGCAATGTCTTCAGGTATGATGACAACAGGTATGTTTATAGCAGCAGGATCTGTTGGAGATCTTGATCAATGCGAACCACTGAAAGATATGATTCTTAATCCTACAGCAAATGATATATATGCCGTAGAAACAGATCTAATGGACGCAGATGGTACAGTTGGACTAGCAGGTCTATTTATACCTGAACAATGGTCTATGCCACCTTATATTGATGATTACGGTAACTCTAAAGTAACTGAAGCTTTAAACGCAATAAAAAAAGAACGTGAAGATTGGAGATTAAAATTAAATCCGGAACAATACCAATTACGTATATCACAAAAACCAACTAACATAGCTGAAGGATTTGCTTATAGAAAAGAATCAATATTTCCACCGGGAATCATTCAAAAACAACTTAAAAAAATTGAAGATAAAGAATACTCTTATGAGCATATAGAATTAGAAAGAACGCAAAAAGGAATAGAAGCAAAAAGAACATCTAAGCTTCCAATATCTACATTTCCGGTAGATAAGAAAATGCATGATAAAAGCGGTTCTTTAGTTGTTTGGGAAAGACCTGTAAAAAATCCAGAGTGGGGTGCTTACTATGCTTCTGTTGACCCCGTATCAGAAGGTAAGACAACAACATCAGATTCTTTGTGTAGTATTTATGTTTATAAAAATGCTATTGAAATAACACGAGAAACTCCAGAAGGTGTAGAACAAATAATTGAACAAGACAAGTTGGTTGCTGCATGGTGTGGTAGATATGATGATATCAACAAAACACATAAACAACTTGAATTAATCATAGAATGGTATAATGCTTGGACGGTTGTAGAAAACAACATATCATTGTTTATTCAATATATGATGTCTAAGAAAAAACAAAAATACCTTGTACCAAAACAACAAATTTTATTTCTTAAAGATATAGGGTCTAATAAAACTGTATATCAAGAGTATGGGTGGAAAAATACAGGAAATCTTTTTAAGAGCCATTTGATTTCATATGCTATTGAATTTTTACGTGAAGAGATACATGAAGAACTTGATGACGAAGGAAATGTTATTAGCTCAATTTTAGGTATTGAAAGAATCCCAGATCCTATGTTATTAAAAGAAATGCTTGCGTATCAACCTGGAGTCAACGTGGATAGATTGGTATCTTTTGCGGCACTAATTGCATTTGCTAAAGTACAGCAATCAAATAGGGGATATTTAAAAATTAAAGAAACTGATTCTTTCTTGCAAAACTCAAAAAATTTATATAAATTAAAGTATAGTCCATTTAAAAACATAGGTCGTTCTAAACTAAATAAACAAGACAAGGTTAGAAGGAGTGGATTTAAAAATTTTAGATAATGAAAGTATTTAACGCTTTACAATTAAAAAATGGTGCAAAGGGTGAAGGTCAGGCCGCTTCATCTAGCTTAACACAACCTATACAATTCTTACCTGCCAAAAAGAAAAATGATGATTGGTTTGCTTGGAATATAGATTGGTTAGAACTACAAGGTATTGAGTTCTTGCGATATAATGCAAGAAAACTTTTAAAAAATTATAAATTAGCTAAAGGTATTATTGACAAAACAGATTACATTGTTGAAGAAGACAATGAATATAAAGATCTAATGGATGTCCTTACAAAGGAAGATGGTTCCGCATTAGAGTTAAAGTTTTATCCGATAATTCCAAATGTTATAAATGTTCTTTCCGGAGAATTCTCAAATAGATATTCAAAGGTACAATTTAGAGCTGTTGATGATACCTCATATAATGAGATGCTTGAGGATAAAAGAGCCATGATTGAAGAAAACTTACTTTCAGATGCGTATGCTAAGTTGAAAGCAAAGATGATTGACATGGGAATGGATCCAGCATCTGAAGAAGCAAAGCAACAACTGAATCCTGAAAATATAAAATCTTTACCGGAAATTGAAGATTTTTTTAGCAAAGACTATAGAAGTTTAATTGAAGAATGGGCAAGTCATCAATTAAAAGTGGATGAGGAAAGATTTAAAATGCAAGAACTTGAGGAAAGAGCTTTTCGTGATATGCTTATTGCTGATAGAGAATTTTGGCATTTTAAAATGTTGGAAGATGATTATGATTTAGAACTTTGGAATCCTGTATTAACATTCTATCAAAAGTCTCCAGATGTTAGATATATATCTAATGCAAATTATGCTGGTAAAATTGATTTAATGACTGTATCTGATGTTGTTGATAAATATGGGTATTTAATGACTGAAAAACAATTACATTCATTACAAGAAATATATCCGGCAAGATCTGCATTATATCAAGTCAATGGTTACCAAAATGATGGTTCATATTATGATTCTTCACGTTCACATGAATGGAATACACAAATGCCTGGCTTAGATTACAGAAGATATGTAAGTAATTGGTCAAGTGATCCGGCTAAAGGTGGGGATATTATAAGTATGATTTTAAATGAAGGTGAGGATGTAGGTATTTGGGGTGAATCTGAATTAATGCGTGTTACTACAACATACTGGAAAACTCAACGTAAACTTGGACATCTTACCAGAATTAAAAAAGATGGAGAAATCATTCAAGAAATTATTGATGAGAATTATAAAATTACTGAAACTCCTGTATACGACACTACAATATTTAAACAAAAGTCTAAAGAAAACTTACTTGAAGGTGAACACATAGATTGGATTTGGATTAATGAAGTATGTGGTGGTGTTAAAATAGGACCGAATCTTCCGGCATATTGGAGATCTAATATGGGAGATAACATAAACCCAATATATTTAGGAATAAATAGAACTAAACCTGGAAGAATACCATTTCAATTCAAAGGTGATAAAACAATATATGGTTGTAAACTTCCTATTGAGGGGCGTGTATTTTCAGATAGAAATACAAGATCTACATCACTAGTAGATTTAATGAAAGCTTATCAGATTGGATATAATATGGTTAATAACCAAATTGCAGATATCCTTATTGATGAGTTGGGTACGGTTATTATGTTTGACCAAAATGCATTACCAAGACATTCAATGGGTGAAGATTGGGGTAAACATAATTATGCTAAGGCATATACTGCTATGAAAGATTTTAGCATGTTGCCATTAGATACATCAATTACAAATACAGAAAATGCTACAAACTTTAATCATTATCAAACTTTAAATTTAGAACAGACTAATAGATTAATGTCAAGGATACAATTAGCTAACTATTTTAAACAACAAGCATTTGAGGCAATAGGTGTAAATCAACAACGTTTAGGGGCTCCTATGGGTCAAGAAACAGCTACCGGTGTAGTACAAGCATTAAATCAATCCTATGCTCAAACAGAAATGTACTTTACACAACATTCAGACCAACTTATGCCTAGAGTTCATAAAATGAGAACCGATTTATCTCAATTTTATCATAGTACTAATCCAAGTGTTAGGTTAAGTTATATAACAACTGAAGCTGAAAAAGTGAACTTTGTGATAAATGGAACGGATCTTTTATTACGTGACTTCAATATATTTACTACAACTAAAACAAATCATAGAGCTATTTTAGATCAATTAAAACAAATGGCTTTAACAAATAATACTTCTGGTGCTAGCATTTACGATCTTGGAAATATAATTAAAGCTGAGTCAATTGCAGAAGTTTCAGATATACTTAAAGATGCTGAAATTAGAATGCAACAAATAAAACAGCAAGAAATGCAGCAACAACAACAGCAACAGCAAGAAGAAATTAAATCAAAACAAGAAGAAGCTAGAATGAAGCTTGAGTTTGAACAGCAAGAAAATGAAAAGAATAGACAAACAGATTTAATGATTGCTGAAATTAGAGCTGCTGGATATGGCGCACAATCGGATATAAACCTTAATCAAGTTTCTGATTTTAAAGATGCTATGAATGATATGAAAGAAACTGCAAGATATAGAGAGCAGATGAATATGAAAAGAGATGAAACCATCATGAAGCAATCAGAAGCAAAATCTAAAATGGATATTGAAAGAGAACGTCTTAGAACACAGCAATCTATAGCAAATACAAATTTGGAAATAGCTAGAGAGAATAAGAATAAGTATGATGTTAAAGCTAATAGTGAAGAAAATAAAAAGAAGAAAAATAAATAATCACAAAACTAATATAATTTATTTAGAAAAAAATTTTTAGCGTTAGCTATAATACTAGAAAGAACTTATTATAAATATCAAATAATTTAAGTTTATTTGAAATGTTTATCCTATATTATATATGACAGCTTAATTAAATTAAAAACCAAATATTATGAGTAACACACAAAACATGGAAAACACCACCGTAGAAAAAATAGACATTGATATTGATGAAGTGTTTGGCGCGGGAGTGGATAATATAACTTTACCTGAAGAAAATAAAAAACCAAATATTTTTGAAAGACCTAATCAAAATGTTGATTTTTCATTTGCGGAATCTCCTGAAAATAAAAATTTAAATGATGAACCTGAAGATGAGAATGATGAAACACAGCTATCATCTTTAGATTTAAATGAGGATGATAAAAAAGCAGCGGAAGATATTTTAGGTGCATTGGATTTTGATGATGATGATAATGATGATGATAATGAAAAAACTAAAACTAGAGGTAGAAAATCTATTGACGGCTTTGCAGATGTTATAAATAAAATGGTAAAAGCAGAAAAAATTTTTGCTTTTGATGATGATAAACCTTTAAATGAATATTCTGCAAAAGATATTGAAGAGCTTCTTGAGGCAAACATGGAAGAAATAAAAAATCAAGTTAGACGTGAAACACCTAAACAATTTTTTGATGCACTTCCTAATGAACTAAAAGTTGCAGCTCAGTATGTTGCTGATGGAGGTACAGATCTTAAAAGTTTATTTAAAAGTTTAGCACAAGCTGAAGAAACTTTTGAGCTTGATGTTTCAACTGAATCAGGACAAGAAGGAATTATACGTGAGTATTTAACAAATACTGGTTATGGTACACCTGAAGAAATTTTAGAAGAAATTGAACTTTGGAAAGATTTAGGTAAACTGGAACAACAGGCAATGAAGTTTAAACCTAAATTAGACGCAATGCAAGAAAAGCTTCTAGCCAAAAAGTTACAAGAACAACAATTAAAACAAGCTCAACAAGCAGAAGCATCTAAACAATACATGAATAATGTTTATAATACATTAAAAGATGGATCATTAGGTGATATGAAAATAGATAAAAAAACACAATCATTATTATATAATGGTTTAGTTCAACCTGCATATCCTTCTGTTAGTGGTAAGAATACAAATTTATTAGGACACTTATTAGAAAAATATCAATTTCAAGAGCCTAACTATGCATTAATTTCAGAAGCACTTTGGTTATTAGCGGATCCAAAAGATTACAAAGCTAAAATTATGGAAATTGGTGCAAAACAAAATACTGAAAAAACAGTTAGAAAACTTAAAATGGAGCAAGCTGATAAAGGAAGCTCTTCATTAGGTGTAGCTGAAAAAGAAAAAGAATCAAAACCACAAAGAAGAAAAATTCCAAAACCATCCAATATTTTTAAAAGATTTTAACAATCAATTATATAAACAAATAAACACAAATTAATTATGGCAACTCCAGTTTTAAACAATGGGATTTTCCTGAGAGATACAACCTATAAGGCATCCTCTCATGTTGATTCTTATCACTTGTCTCAAATGTTAGGTTCTAGCGAACCTATGGATATGGGACCGGTTGATTTATGGGCAATGACTCAAAAAGTTGAAATGCCCCTCTATCAAATGGCTTCATTTGGTGGAAAAAATACAATTATGGTAGACAATGCTCGTGGTGAGTATAAGTGGCAAACTCCAATTGCGCAAGATCTTCCATTTATTGTTTCTAATATTGAAGCTTCAAATAATCTTGGTACTGATGGTACCACTTTTAGAATTAAGCTTTCTAAAAGATCATTTGGTCATGGTGATATTATCACTTATGATAAGTATAATGGTCTTGAACTTTACATTACTGCAGAAGACATTATTCCTGCTGGTGATGGTTTTATCTATACAGTTCAGTTAGTAAATAATAGCAGTACTGCTACTTTAGATGCTTCTTTATATTTAGTTCCTGGAACAAAGTATTTTAGAAAAGGTTCTGCTCGTGGAGAGTATGGTGAAAGATTCTCTGATATTGAAACTTCATCTGGATTCCGTGAGTTCTATAACTTTGTTGGTGGAGCAGAAGCTCATGTTCATTATTCAATTTCTTCTCGTGCAGAGTTGATGATGAAAGGTGGATTAAATACTGATGGTGAGGTTCCAGTAACTGAAATTTGGAGAAACTTTAACCAAGATCCTAACAATCCTTCTGTTTCTTCTATTGAAGAATTAGTTGCAAGTATGGGTAAAGCAGGTGCTAGAGATGCTTATGAAAATGGAACTTTATCTAAAACTTTCATCACAAACATGGAAGCCGCGCATTTATCTAAAATTGCAAATGATATTGAAACTTACTTAATGTGGGGTAAAGGTGGACGAGTTAAACAAGATGGTCCAGATGATATTAGATTATCTGTTGGTCTTTGGGGACAGTTAGATAACTCATTTAAACGAGTGTTTAACAAATCTTCTTTCACTCTTGATATGTTCAAATCTGAATTATATAACTTTTATCAAGGTAAAGTTGAATTCAAAGGGCCAGATCCAAAACGTCAACTTATTGTACAAACAGGTATTGGTGGTATGCAATTAATTAACAAAGCAATTGCAAACGAAGTATACGGTTCAGGTTTAGTACAAAATGCTAGTGATATTGGAGCTGTAACAGGTAAAGGAATGGATCTTGATTTTGGTTTTGCTTATACAAGCTTTACTATTCCATTCTTAGCTAATGTTAAGTTTGTTCTTAATCCTGCATTTGATAACTTACATACAAATGATATTGAGAATCCATTGATTGATGGACGTCCTCTTAGCTCATTTAGCTTTATCATTTTTGATGTAACTGACAATGGAAATGATAACATTCACTTGTTGAAATTATCATGGGATAATCAACTTAAGTGGTTCTACCAAAATGGTACAATGGACTATATGGGTCGTACTCAAGGATTTGCTTCTACAGGTAACTTTAACGGATACCGTGTATATATGAGTCAAGTAATGCCTGCAATTTGGGTAAAAGATCCGACTAAAGTTCTTAAAATTGTAATGAGAAACCCAGTTACTGGAGGATCATTCTAAGAATAAATAAAATAAGGGGAGGGTTTCCTCCCCTATTTTTAATCTTTTAAAACTTTAACTATGTCAATTTATAAAAAAAGTCCAGGTAAGAAAGTAACAGAGTTTACAAATTCTAATACATCTAAAGTTGTTGCATCTAAAGGGAGCGGTTTAGATTTACGTGAATTTGCTAATAATGCTGCTGCTGTAGCTGCTGGTTTAAATGTTGGAGATTTATATACTACAACTGGAGCAGTGAAAATTGTTACAGCATAATACTCAAAAAAACTTAGTCAGGTCATGCCTGACTTTAGAAATATTAATTAATATTGTACATAATTATGTATTTTTGAGTAATAATTAATAATTAAAAACCAATAAACAAATGGAAAATTACACTATTGTAGAAAAGTACCAACAAACAAAAAATTCATCTATTGCCATTAGGCCATTTTTTAATCCTGATAGAGAAAATATGGGATTAGAGCAATATGGCATGGCGCTTCATGACGGTGTGTGGCACCAAGAATCTTTAGCATGTTTAGAATTAAACGGTATTAAAAGATATGTTACAGGATTAAATGAATTTGCTCCAGAAATAAAAAGATTAAGTCCTGCGGAAAAAGAATCAAAAGTAAAAGATATAAGACGTGTTGTAGCACAATTAGAAGCAGAGCTTGCTGCAAATATTATTGATCCAGAAGATAAAGATTTTTGGAATAAAGTACAACTTTTAAAACCGGATAATGATAAGTTCTGGTCTAAAATAGAACTTAGATGTGGTAATGATCCTGTTTTTTTAGATCCTGATACAGATCCTTATGACTTAATTAAACTTCATGCTATTAATGCAGGTGGTTTTTCTATGATTGCTAAATCATTAAAAGATGCGAGAAGCTCTGTTAATATGAAAAAGTTTTACTTAGACCAAATGGATGAAACTGTATCTACAAGAACTGAGTATACTAAACTTAAAAATAAAGCTATCAATAAATTAGAAAACCTTTATACAAAGGATTCTAATAAACTTATGTATGTTGCTAAAGTTGTTGATGCAGATAGTGTTCAATACAGCAAATCAACTCCGCTAGATATCATATATGAAAATATGGATGCTTACATTAATGGTAAAGGTACGGAGACTAGTAAAAAACGTGCTGCCAATTCTTTCATTGAAGCTGCGGATGACACAATGAAAAACTTAAAACTTAGAGCTTTGGTAAAAGATGCAATGTTCTACAGATTTATTTTAGTAAAATCAAATGGTTATATTGAACCTTTAGATAATAGTATTAGATTAGGTAAACTACCAAGTGAAGTTGTATTGTTTTTAAGCAATCCTGAAAATGATGAGATACTTAAATCTCTATTAGATAAACTTGAACCTTATTGGAATTCATAATGAATAATTTTACTCTTGAAATAAAACTTAAACAAAGGTTAAATAAAATAGCCAGCAATGATTATGATAACATTGAAAAGTGGCAGATTATTGAAGCCTTTAACAAAGCAGCCGTAGAATGGTGCAGAAGACAGCTACACGGAGGGAATCTTTATAAAGAAGGAGACGAGTTTTCCAAAAGACGTATAGATGACTTACAAATTTTATTAACGGAGTTACCACTAACAGGAACAGAAACGGATAATTATTTTGAATCAGATAATTTTCCAACAGAAGATTATTTAGAATTCAAAAGAATTAGTGCATATGCAAGTAATGAATGCTGTACTAATAACCTTCCAATGTCTATTTATTTATCAGAAGAAGCGAATGTTAATCTTGTTTTAAGAGATGCTCTTAAAAGACCTGATTATGATTGGGCCGAAACTTTCTTTACCATGCTAGGGAATAAAATAAGAATATATAGAAATGCGGATTTTAGTATTGTAGATCCCGTTTTAACATATTATAAAAGACCTAGATATATTGAAATAACCGGTGTTCTAAATCCATACACAGGGGTGGTATCTACAATAGATGTAGAATCCGAATTTAAAGATGATATTGTAGAATTAATTTTAGATGAAACAGCTGCAATTATAGCAGGAGATATTGATAACTTTAATCAAGCGCAGCGTGAACAACAAGCTGCCGAAAGATCTAACTAACAATGAAACAGATTTCAAGAACAACATCAAAGATGGGTGCTTTAATTGCAGAGTTATTGCATGGTGCAACAAAAACTCACATGACCCATTTAAAGACAACAAGTTTTTCGGCCCATATGGCCTTAAATGATTTTTATGATGAATTACCTGATTTAGTTGATTCTGTTGCAGAACAATATCAAGGTGTTACAGAAAAACTTTTAGACTATCCAAGAATAGAAGTTGTGCCTATTACTACTCCAGAAAATGCAATTGAGTATTTAAGAAAATTACATACCGCTATAACAAATTATCAAAAAGAATGTATGTACTCAGAAATAATCAATGAACTAGATGTGATTAAATCTTTAATTGATAAAACCAAGTACAAATTAATTTTTCTTGGATAATTGATTATATAAAAAACTTTTATTATATTATATATGTCCAAAGTGGACAAATTTTGTTTCTAATTTTTAAATTTTAAAAAATGGCTTATTTTAATCATGCTTTTGCAAAAAGCTTTTTAGCTGTAGGTGCTGCTCCTGCTGATGGCACCGCTACAAGCGCGTTGACTGCTGGTCAACTTGGTCTTGTAGATGGGAGAACTTGGGAAGTGGATGCTGCTGCTGATATTGCTACTGCTAAACACTTAGCTTATCTAGTAGGCGGAAACTTCCGTACTTCAGATAATATTGGTAATAACCCAGGACATGGAGGATACCAAGAATCTATCAAATCAAAAGGAATTAACTTTAACTACATTAGCCGACTTGGTAAAGCAGCTGTTGTTGAATCTAAGCAAGCAACTGCTTGTCTTGAAGTAGCTTCAGATTGTGCTCCTTGTGGAGAAAACCTTTTTGTACGTTTGGATGTTAAAGGATCTCCTGCATTACGTTTTTTGAATCACAATGCTTACGCTATTGGAGATAGTTCAGGGGATGCTGCTGCTAATGGTGGACCAATCTCTGCTGTTTGTTGTATAGACGGACAAACTTATCTTGATCCTGCTGTTGCTCTTGCTGCTTCTATGCAAATGGTATTAGCTGATCCAATTGTATCTCCATTTGTTGCTGAAGCTCCTGGTGTTACAGGAATTACTTTAGGTGCTGTAGTTGGTACAGGTTATTCAACTGCAACTGGTGTTGCAACTACAGGTGGTACTGGTACAGGTTTAACTGTTGATATTACTGTTACTACCGGTAACGTTACAGCTGTTACTGTAGCTAATCCAGGATCTGGATATACTACTGGTGATGTAATTACAATTGTACAAGGTGGTGGTGCATCTGATGATGAAACTGCAACTCTTACAGTTACAGCCGGTCATGGTATGCAAGTTAATGTTGCTGGTACAATTACAGTTTATACTATTTCTGAAGTTCTTGATGGTACATATACACCGTCTACTGATCCAGTAGGTGATCAAGTTTCTGCTAAAGTTTGTTTAGTTGGAGCATACGTTGATACTAAATTTGGAAATTGTTCATTTGATACTAGAGATCATTATGAAAAAGAACCTGTATCAATTATTGTTTCAGCATTAGACGAAACAGGAGATTCTTGTAATGATTGTGGTGTTGCTACTAACACTCCTGGACAAATGGCACAAACATCAGGTGAAACTGTATTGCGTTCTTTATTAATGACTGAAAGATATGGTCAAAACCCATACAATCAAGGAAACCGTGATTCTGCAAGAATTCGTGAAATTGAAGGATTTGATCCAATTTTATCTGCTGTTGATAGAGATTCACTTTATGTAGTTTACTATTTACAACACAGTGTTCCTCGTCTTAATAATCCAAGTGGCGTGTTTGATAATGACCAATACTTATATCAAGTATTTGCAAAATCTAGTGATGCAGCTGCTATTGCGGCCTTAGATACGCTTTGGGGAGAAATTGAAACAGAGTGTGCAAATGTAGGTAACTATACTGTTGATCTTGACACAGGACTGTAACCCTAACACTATACTTAAAAAGAAAGGTAAGATTTTATATCCTACCTTTCTTTTTTTATTGTAGGTTTTTTTGTATATTATAATTGTAAGCGTAAATAATTTTATTTCATGGCTGAGAAACATATATTAAGTTTGGAGATTCCTATTGTTGGAAACTGTGAAATTTTATCTATAAGAGATACAAGTCAGTATTCTGATGTTATTGCAAAAGATTGCCCAGAGCTTCTTATTACTACACCCGGATTTAATAGCCCTGCTTTAATCAGTGTTACTCCAGGTTTTGATTTAAATTTAGCAGCATGCGATCTACAAATACAAACAACAGATTGTGGTGTTAAAAATGCGGCACTTCCAGATGGAATTTATGTCATCCGATATAGTTTATCACCAAATGATAAAGTATATGTAGAGTATAATTATTTACGTACAGTATCAATTTTAAATTTATATTACGAAGTATTGTGTGGATTAAACCTGGCTGCCTGTGAACCTTCTTCAGAAAAAGAAGCTCTAATCAAGGAAGTTAACTATATAAGAACTTTAATTGATTCGGCCAAAGCTCAAGTTGAATATTGTATTAATCCTAGAAAAGGGATGGAATTGTACAATTATGCAATGAAAAGACTTAGAAAAATACTTTGTTCTACATCACCTAGTAACTGTTAAAAAACCAATATATGAATTGTCCAAGTTGTAATAAAGGCTTCTCTTGCGGGTGCCAAAAGACTAAAGCTAAAGATGGAAAAACTGTTCATAAAACGTGTCTTACAGAATACAATAGTAAGATTAATACATCAAGCAATAGTTTAACTAATACACTTAATGTAGCCAAATCTAATCTATTATAATGAGCGATGAAAAAATAAAAATAGAAACTGAATTTGCAAATGCAGCGTATAAAAGTTTTATGGCTGTAAGATTTGGTATTAGCTCATGTTGTTACTATGATTTAGAATCTATTAAAATTAAACGTGATGCATGTAGTTGGGAAGAATTAAAAAATACTACTCTTACTAGAACAGATGGTCTGATTAGTCAATCTATTAATTGTGACAACTTAGCATAAAAGAATAAAAATTATTATATTATATATAGACTATGTTACCATCAAATACAAATAATACTTCACCTTGCACACCAGTTTCATCAAACTGTGTACTATGGCAAGGTCCTGATATATCCTGCATTAACTTATGTAATGGTGATACTGTTAGCGATGTTGTTGGAAAATTAGCCACAGAACTTTGCGCATTAATAGATGCGACTTGTCAATGTAATCCAGATCTTACTGGATTAGACATTAGCTGTATTACTACAACAACACCGGAAGGTCTTGTTGCTACATTACAAGAGATTATAGATTATGTTTGTGCACAAGATCCAACAATTACTCTTAGTAATTTTGCACTCCCTACTTGTTTGCATTATAATGATCCTCTTGGTAACTTAGTTACAAGTTTAGACAGAAATGATTGGGCTGTATATATAGGAAATCAACTATGTAATTTAATAAGTTCAATAGCAACAATAAATCAAAATCTTTTAAACATAGAGTCTAGAATAGCAGTTTTAGAAGCTTGCGTACTTCCATGTGATCCAAACACACCGTCTGATTTTTTGATGATATCTAACTGTATTTTTCCAGGACAAGAAGTTTCAATATCAACTTTAGTTTTAGCAATTGAGTCTCGACTTTGTAGTATGACAGATGCTGTTGGGTCAACACCAATGATAAATACAGCAATAGCATCTCAACCTGTCAGTTCTTCAGATACAAGATTAGCTGTAAATGGTACACTTGGTGATATTAATGGTTGGATTAGTTCACCTTCAAACTTAGCTGAATCTAATACAAATCAATGGTTATTACTTGGAGATCTTTATGCTGCCGTGTCTGATATACAAGCTGCATTACCTGCAAATTGTGATAATACAAGTTTTGTATTTACATATAATACATTAGATAATTCAGGCAATGGTGTTCCAGATACTATTAATTTAAATTTTCAAGCATGTGTAATTCCTGCAGGATTTACTGATTGTGGTGGTGTAACAACAGTAACTGTTACAGATTCAAATGGATCATCTATATCACAAAATATAAATGTAACGGGATTGGTTACAGCAACAAGCGGTGTAAATATTGATATTTCAAGTTTAAATACACTTTCTTCTTTGAATTTAACAATTCCATTTTGTATTACAGATGGGAATTCTCAATGTGCTGATAGACAACAAGTAATAATTCCATTAAATGTACCATGTCCTTCTTCGGTTTCAGTAACGGGATCTCCTACAGCTGTTAATGTAAGTTTTTCAAATACTCTAGGATCATCTGTTGTTTATGAAATAGAAGTTACAAGTCAAACTACAGGTGCTGTATTAGGAACTACAACTATCACAAGTCCTACTACTTCTGTAAGTCATAGTTTTACAGGAGTTACTCCAGGTGACACCTATGATGTTCAAATAACTGTAATAGCAGGACCTACATCTAGAAATAGCTGCCCTGTACAAACAGCTACAATTCCAGGTAGTATATGCAGCGATATAGAAGTTGTAACTCCATCTACGGCTAGTGTAAATGCCAATGATGTATTTTTAGGTTTATATGATAATGGGGTTAGCATTAATAGATATTGGTATGATTATACCAGCGGTTTAATTAAAACAGAAAATGTTGGTGCAAACATACCTTGTGATTCTCCTATACTATCAAGTCCTACAATGGATTATCTTGGTACACCAGGTGATGTTGCAGTTACTGTAAGTTATGGTACTGAACCTTCTCCTGTTAGTGCCGAAATATCTTATAGTGTTGATGGTATAACATACTTAGGTTTAACTTCAGGTTCAAGCGGTGTAAGAACAATAGCAACAGGAGCAACAAACGGTTCTGTTTATATAAAAGTTCAAACTACTTGTACAGGGCCTATTGAGAGTATTCCTACAATCATTAGATATGATTTTGAAACAGAAGCTTGGACAACAATTCAAAGTCCTCAAGAGTGTGCTGATACATCATTAACTTCTGGTTGTGCAGCAGGTGTTGAAGTTGGAAGACAATATTTAGAATGCGGTTCAAGTACATATACAGTATTTGGAGGTTCTGCGGAAAGTTATTGGTTCTATATAGCTAAAAGAGTTGATGGTTCAACAACAAGATATATTTATGCTGGATGGGATAATGCAACAAATAGTGTAAGATCTGTTGTTGAATGTTGTGCTTGTCCTGTATTTATATTATCTGATCCAATTCAAATTTTATGTGGTCATGATGGAGACTCTGTAAATATTACACTACCATATGTATTAGGTGCAGGTGAACCGGATATGACAATAATAACAAGCCCTGTTCTTGGAACAGTAGTTCAAGGGGCTATTGCAAATGAGTTTACATATACTGCAATAAATCCATCAGGAAGCGCAGATTATGCAGATACATTCCAAGTACAATTGCAACCAACTATTGCTGGAACAGGTAATTGTTCATTGGATACATTTACAGTACAAGTTCAAATGATTAGTTGTGAAGTTAAATTAACTTATTCTGATCAAGATTTATATGTCTTTGTAAATACAACGGGGATAACTTCTGCTGAAGGAGCACAACTTAAAAATGGATTTGCTCAACTAGATACATATTGGAATTCTGAATTTGGATTTACAGGTAATATTTACTTTATACCTACAGATTCTAAAAGATGGTTGGGTTATTTTAAAGCTGTTGTAGATGATGGAGCTAGTTGGTTACAATCTTCAGATTTAGCATGGCAAGCGTTGGAAGATTTACCAACATCTTGGCCTGGTGGATCTGGAACTGGTGTATATAAAAATACAGCAACTGTGATGATATTTTCTAATAATTCAAGTGGAGATTATCATGACTCAACTTTAGCTGCCGGATATGGAAGTGGAGTAACAGCACAACCAACTACTATATACAAGGAAGATTATGATTCATTGATTGATATGCTTGCTGGGACTCAAACAAGTACGTGGGCTCAAACTTTAGGTATCACTCAGAATCAATTTCCAGATGGTTTATCTTGTATTCTTTATCCAATGACTGTAAATGGATCAGGATCTGCAGATGCAGCAAATATATTGCAAATGATTTCTGCGTATACAGCACAACTGATTCCACCTAGTAAATATGGTATTAAAACAGCTCCAAATGTAACAAGTTATATATTACAAGGTATTGCGGCTTCAATGCCATATACAGGTGCTACAACTCCAACAAATACAATAACTCAATTGTTTGAAAAAACTAATTTTGGAACATTGGCTTTTCTTGATCAAGAATATAGCAGCACTGTCTTCAATAATGAGATTGACAATGGTGATGGAGACTTTAGAGAAAGATTAACAAGATCGCTAAAAGGATGTGCTAACACTTATCCTGCATCAACTTTACCAGCGCTTAATGTATATGAGGTAGAAGACTGCTCAACAAGCGATGTATATTTTGTAAGAATAGGAGGGCAATCTTGTGGTACAATATCTAATGGTACGGTGATTAAGTTAAATAATCCAGGAGCTACATTCTCACCTGGTGCTGGTAGAGCAGATTGGACAACATTAACAAATAAATGTGTAACAATACTTGATAACTGTTCTTCAACAGCACAAGAGCTTGTTACAACTTTAACTAGTAGACATATTAATTGTGCATCTTGTACACCTTAATAAATAAAAAGAATTAAAATGGCATGTAATTGTAATAAATGTAATCCGGCTAAACCATGCGGTTGTTCTGATCCAGCAATAACCAATCCTTGCACGTATACAGATTGTAGTGTAGGTAGTGAAAGATGTGTTGATGTTCAGTGTACTGAGTGTGTTAGTTATTGTGGTACATCATTTCAGATTGGGATAGATACTGAAATAATTAAAATAGAAACAGGTGAAAGATTGGATTCTATAATTCAAAAATTTGCATTAATGTTAAGTCAAGGTGTAGGTGTTTGTACAGCGGATGATGTTCATCATGCGCCATATAATGTTTATGCTACAACTATAACAGCTAGTTCTGCAATGATATTATGGAATGGAGAATCAACTTTAACTACAGCAATAGAAATATTCTATGATGCTGGTGCTGGATATATATCAGCAGGTACTGTATCTCCTGCAGTATTGCAATTTTCTTTAACAGGTCTTATAACAGCAACTGATTATAAAGTAAAATTGCAATCAACAGATGGTGTTGGTACATGTGATAGTGTAGAAATATTATTTACAACATTATAACAGAAGCAATATTTTGTTTGGTTTTTATTGCTAAAGTTGCAAAGCTCAGTTTATTCTGGGCTTTGTTTTTTTAAAAAAATTCTTATATTTATCAAATAAATAAAAAACTATTAATGACAAATTTAGAAAAAAAAGTTTACAGTACGTTTAGATTAAAAAAAAGTGTTAAATATTGTGCAAAAAAATTAGGTATATCTGTAGATGAATACATCAATATTAAAACGAAACTTAAAAAAGAATCAATTGCAAATAATGATCAGTCAAGTAGTTTTGTTAATCTAGAAGCAGGTACGGCTAAATTTTCAGGAAAAAGCGTATCTGAACCAAAAAATTCAGATGAAATAATAAAGCTTTTAAATATTGACACTACTAAATGGAAACTTTCTCAATATTGGAATAAACAAATGTCAGATCATTGGCGTATTTCAGCATTAGTTACTAAAATAAAAGATGATAGTTCTGAAAATTTAATAGGTGCACTAATTGAAAATTGGAATCCCAAAAGATACAAAATCCCAGATCTACGTAAAGAAAAAAATTTTAATAGTAACAACAAAGAAGAAGTGTGTGGTATAATGTCATTACAAGACATTCATTTTGGAAAAGAAGGTAATGAAACTATTGATAAAGATTTTGAAGATACAATAATTTATTTGATAAGCAAATCTATAGTCTGTCACGATATTAAAAAGTTATACTTTGTTGTTGGTGGGGATTTAATAAACATGGATACTTTTGCTGGAACAACAACAAGTGGTACACCATTAGATAATTCTATGACAGCAACAGATGCCTATATAAAAGCATTTGATGCTATGCATTGGGCAATAAATCTTTTAAAATCATACTGTGAAAAATTAGTAGTAGTATATATTCCTGGGAATCATGATAGACTTTCTTCTTTTCACTTAGTTCATGCTTTATCTAAATCAATTCTTTCCGATGATATAGAATGGGATATAGAATATGAAGAAAGAAAAGTGCATGTATGGCATAGTAATTTTAATGGTTTTGAGCACGGAGATGCTATGAATAAAAATACACCAATTATTTATGCAACTGAATTTTCAGAAGAGTGGGGTAAGACAAAACATAGAACCTTATTTACAGGTCATTTTCATCAAAATAGGAAAGTAGAATATATTACTACAACAGAGACTGCAGGGTTTATACATAAAACTTTACCAAGTTTATCAAAAACAGATTATTATCATTATCACAAAAAATATACAGGCAATAAAAGATCTGGTAAAATAGAACTTCAATCACCAAATAAAGGGAATATTTGTGAATTTACTTACTTGGCTGACTAAATTTTAATGTTTAACTTTTTTAAGTGCTGTTTTTTTTGTAAATTATAATATAAGTATTATGACAAAAATTTTTAAAAGTCCTAATTTAAACGGACCTAGATTTAGACAAAAAAGATTAAGCTTTTTAAATAAAAAATTATTTGAGGAATTTAAAAATAAGTATCCAAAATATGGGGCTATTAGTAATGAAAAGTTAAAGAAGATAATAAGACTTTATAATAAAAATTTATGGAGTGGAGTTATTAAATATAGAGATGGTGTAGAGTTACCTGATTCATTAGGTTACCTTTTTATAGGAACATGTTCACCGGCTAAGTATAATAATACAAATATAAATTATGCTAAATCAGCTCAATATGGAAAAATGCTTACAAATAATAATTGGGACACTGATGGAAATATAGGTAAGATATTTTATACAAACGCATCAGCTAAGTATAAATTTAAAAATAGAGAGCTTTGGAAATTTGAGGCATGTAGAGAATTTAAAAGATCTGTTGCTGCAGAATATCCTAAAAATTGGAATAAATATAAAATTATACAAAATAAATATCAAATAGCCCATTTGTATCAAAATAAACTTGATTCAAAAGAGCTTGAAGATTATAACGAATTTGAAATGTAATTATGGCAACAACAATAACTGAGGTTATATCGAGAATCCGTGGTCAGGTAAAAGCTGAAGTACAAGATTCATTTGTTACAGACCGTTACATATATAGTTTAATTACAAAGCATGCTCAAATGCTTATGAGAAGACAAGACTTTGCAAATAAACTAATGAAATTTAATGCTGTATGGAAAACTTTACCTTATGTAGAACTTATTGATGTAGATAAAGTTGAAGCTAGTTGTACAGGAATTGAAAGCGGATGTACCATAAAAAGAACAAAAGATAAGCTTCCTGATATGATTGAAGGTTATTGGGGGCCGCTTATTAGAACAGTTAGTTCTATTGATGGATCAATTGAAACTCAAGCAACTCAACCAGGTACATATACATCTATGACTAAAACAACATCTTTTAAATACAATAAGAAAAAATACTTCTGGTATCTTAATGGTTACTTGTATTTACCAGATGTTGATTGGGATGCTATAAAAATAGAAGGAGTATTTGATGATAACATTGGACAATGGCTTTGTGAAGAAACTGAAAAATGTGTTCCAAGATATAATCAAGAAATAAATATTCCGGAAGCTTTATTTGCTGAAATAGAGCTAGAGGTTGTTAAATCAATGATGATGACTGTTAGTGTACCGCCTGAAGATGGTGATAATAAAGTAAATCCAAATAGATAAGATATGAATCCAATTTATAATAGTAAGGGTATGAGAGTTCCCGGAATGTTTGAAAAAGGTGGAGCTGCACCTAAAGGATATCATTTTATGCCAGATGGCACATTAATGAAAGATTCTGACCATATGAAAAAAGGTGGCGCAACAAAAGATGCATGCTATCATAAAGTTAAATCTAGATATAAGATCTGGCCTAGCGGTTATGCTAGCGCAGCTCTTGGTAAATGTAGAAAAGTAGGTGCCTCAAACTGGGGTAATAAAAGTAAAAAATAATGGCTTACAAAAAATCTAAAAAAGGCGCTAATTTAAGACGTTGGTTAAAAGAAGAATGGACTGACCAAAATGGTAAACCTTGTGGTAGTTCTGAAACTAAAGGTATTAAAAAATGCAGACCTAAAAAAAAGATTTCTAGTAAAACTCCTAAAACATGGAGTGAAGTAAGTAATAAAAAAGAAGCACTTGTTGCTGAAAAACGTAGAGTTGGAATGGGTGCAAAAACCGGGAAAGCTAAACATGGTGGACAACCATATTATAATAATCAAGGAATAAAAGTTCCTGGAATGACTTACAAATCATAGTAATTATGGAACCAGTATATAATTCAAATGGAGTGAGAGTGCCTGGGATGTACAAAAAAGGTGGATCCACTCCAGCATGGACAAGAAAAGAAGAGCTGCTACAAAAGCAGGTAAACAACATGTAAAGCATGGTCTACATAAGGGTAAAGAAAGATAAACAATGGCTAACGATAAACAAAACAAACAAAGAAGATTCTATCTAGATGGATATGCTCAACATCCTGAGTGGTATACTTGGCATTATGAAATGCTTAAGAAACTAAAAGATATTGATAGTAACACTAGTGGTGATACAAATGTATCATTTGATGGTACAGCTTCAGATGCTTTTGGAAGATTAAGAGTATCTTCTCCTTTAACTTTATTTGATTCATCTCATAGATACGCAGAAAATGATTTATTTAATGAAGATATAACTGGCACTGCATCTTCTACTTTTAATGCTGATCAAGGATTAGTAGAATTAAATGTAGGTACAGCTAGTGGTGATCAAATTATAAAAGAGTCAAATAAAGTATTTGCTTATCAACCAGGTAAGTCTTTATTAATTATGAATACTTTTGTAATGGATACTGCAAAGACTAATCTAAGACAAAGAGTAGGTTACTTTGGAGCAGAGAATGGTTTTTACATTGAACAAGATGATACCACAGTT